CGCTGGAGGCAAAAGATTGAGTATCCCCAAAGGAATGTTTACCAGCACAACGGATCTCTGGGAAACACCGCAAGCATTTTTTGACCAACTCAATGAAGAGTTTTGTTTTACGCGAGCCACCGAGACCAGGTTGGTTAATCTTTAATAGGAAATAGTTTTCTATACATTCCTCTCTGGACGAGCTGTCAAAGCTACCTTTTGGGGGATCGTAAGGCAGAGCAGCCTGGAGAGCATTGCTTTTGTAAGAAAAACATGTTGTACCTTGAGAATCTTATATTGGACTGACGAAGGGTGTCTGTTAGGTGTACACCTTTACAGAAATATCTTGACATTATTGTACGTACAATATATATTTATTGTACGGGCAGGAAGTGAGGTGACTGTATGCCCGAAAAACAAATGGGGAGGCCGCCAAGTAAGAATCCTAAAAAAGTTCGCTTTGAAATTCGTTTAACAGAACAAGAGGCTGCATTGCTAACAGAGTGTGCAGACCGTTTGGGATGCACACGGACTGATGTGCTGAACTTAGGCATTCAAAAGGTAAAGGCCGACCTGGACAAAAAATAAGGCATACCCGCCCACTCTCACAAAGTTCACGGATATGCCTTGCATCAAACCACAAGGGCTTGATAAATTTTATCATATCAAGCCTTCCGTGGAAAATCAAGTGGAGGTTTCATCCATGAATGAAATTGCAAAACAGCTGGACTATAATGGAAAAGTTGTGAGAACCGTAGAACAAAACGGGGAAATCTGGTGGGTTTTAAGAGACGTGTGTGTAATCTTGGGATTGAGCAACCCTACTTCCGTTTCAAACCGCTTGGATGATGATGAAAAAAGAAGGGCAGAATTTGACCCTAAATCTGGCTTAGGGTTAAGCCATAATGGGTACACAACCATTATCAACGAATCTGGACTCTATTCCGTTCTGCTCCGATCGGATAAACCGGAAGCCAAACCTTTCAAACGCTGGGTAACCCATGAGGTGCTTCCCAGCATCCGAAAGACAGGCGAATACCTCTCTCCCCAGGAGACAGAGAGGAGAAAACGCTTCCAATTCGTGGATACCCCTGAAAATCCAGAAGCACAAAGTATCCTGGGAGAAATGAGGGAACTGGCAATTTCGGTCCAAGTGATGCTGAAGCAATACAACTGTTACCGGCAGGAGGAGACGCAACGAGGCTATGCCCAAGTGCTGGAGAGCCTCTGCGGAAGGTTGTATAACCGAAGCGCAGACTTGGGCAGGGTCAGGTATAAAACGGTATATCGTCCTTGTTGAAAAAGTCTTCGTCAGTCTGATATAGGCTGGCGAAGATTTTTTATAGAATGATGGAAATGGAATTTCGCAAAGGAGGAAGACCCTTGAGTAATCCCTGGATTTGTGTCCGCCAAAGGGCTGGACCACTGGTCAAGGAATGCCGGTACCAGCGCCCCACACTGCGGAAGGGGGACCTGCCCAGTGTACAGCGGGAAAAACAGAAGATCCTCAGCATGACCAAAGGGGCCCTATTCCGACGAACCCCGGAGGACCGTCTGGAACTGATGCTTGGCCTGTTTGGCTGGGGGGCGACGGTCTACACACTGACTTTTAATGATGCCCAGCTGCCCCACAGTTTCCAGGGGGTCCGCCAGGTTTGGCGGAACTTCCTGGGCGCTATGCGCCGGTGGCGGAAGGACTCTTTTGATTATGTCTATGCGATAGAGGGCCGACATGGGGACAAGCGTTTTCACATCCATTTGGTTTTGCGGGACGCGGATTTTACCCTGGAAGAGGTTCGCTTCCTGTGGCCCGGAGGGTTTGTGGACGGGGAACCTTTGCTCCAGGGCCCGGAGGACAGTTTCCGCCGGATGGCGCGTTACTTGGTCAAAGAACGGCATGACGGATGGGTGATCCCCTTGGGGGCTCGAACCTGGGTGGCCTCCCGGTCTCTCTATGGGAAACTGCCGACGGCGGAGAAATGGAGGGCAGAGGATGGCAATATCCCCGTGCCAAACCAGGCTACTTGGGCTGAGGAAAATTGCACAAAGAATCCCTTTGGCGCGTACCACTACGCTGCCTATATCACGCGGTATACATACAATAACGCGCGCGTGCGCGCGCGACATAGACTTGAAATATAGGCGCTGCTTTAGACAACAGCGTAAAAAAGGAGGGAAACGTATTGCGAACAACGGAAAAACATGGTAAACTGTTGACAGTGAGAAACGGCTGGTTGATCTGCCCCAAATGCGGGGGAAGCAAAGTCTTGCGGATTTACCCAGACACAAGGGGAAAGAAAATCCAAGTCTACTGCAAGCGATGCCGGAAAGAATCCATCGTAAACATCGAAGCGTGCCAGTGCCATGAGTGCCCGTGCCAATAATCCACGCGAGAAGCGTAGGTTGTTGGTACGGGCTTTTTGTTTTGCATATCTCCAGGAGGTGACAGCCCATGACGAAGCGAAGCCTAAAACCCTGCCGGCATCCAGGATGCTCGGAACTGACTCGGGACGGATGGTGCCCCAAGCATCGGCCCGCCTCCCGACAGAGCCGGAGAGGGGCCAGCGGGGCCTATCACAGCTGGTATTCCAAGGCCGTCTGGACCCAGGAACTGCGCCCGGCACAACTGCTGCGGGAACCTTTCTGCCGGGTCTGTGCGGCCAAGGGGTGGCGCACCCCTGCCACGGTGGTGGACCATGTCATCCCCTTCCGTGGAGATTGGGACTTGTTTGTCAGTCCGGCCAATCACCAGAGCCTGTGCAAGTTCCACCATGACCAGAAGACTGCCCGGGAACAGGCGGAAAGCAGGGGGAAAGAGAGCCAGCTTTGAGGGGGCGCCGCTGCGGAAGGCTACGCCTGTGCGGCCGGGTGTGGGCGGGTGTGTGTGCATACACCTGCGGGCGCGGGCACGGCGGCAAAGCCGCGGCCCTCCCCCCGGGTCGGAAAAGTTTTGGGGGGTTCTCCCCAGACCTCGCTGCATCCTCGTTTGCGAGAAAAAGTCCCCCATGGAGAATTTGGAAAGGAGGTTTTGCCTGTGCCAGCCAACGTAAAGCGAAGTGAAAATTTAGAAAAACACCAGACAAAGGCGGAGCTTCAGGCCAGGCAGGCAGCGGAAGCTGCCATCCTGCCGGACCGGGCAGGAAGCCCCAAGCCACCCCGCACCCTGAACAAAGACCCGGCGGCCAAACGGTATTGGAAGTCCATTCTGGAGCGGATGGAGGGCCTTGCCATTCTGGATGACTTGGATGGAGAGATGCTGGCGGTGTACTGCGCAGCCCTCTCCCGACGGGATTCCCTCCACACCCTATGCCGGACGCTGATGGCGGAGATGGAACAGACCGAGGCCCCAGGTGAGCGGCTGGAGCTGGTGAATAAGCTGGACACCATTCTCTCCAAGCTCCAGGCCCATGAAAAAATCCTGCTCTCCTTTGCGGACAAGCTGGGGATGACCCCCGAGGCCCGGGTGCGGCTGGCCCGGAGGCGAGCGGCCCAGGCGGTCCAGTTGGACCCGGACGGAGATCTGTTTGGAGACTGAGATGGCTGTCAGAAAGCAGAGCGGCCTGCACCACCCTGTCAGCGTCTATGCCAAGCAAGTGACCCGGGGAAGGCTCCATGACCTGTGCTGCCCCTATGAGATCAAGGCCTGCCAGCGGCATTTGGATGACCTCAAGCGCCAGGGGACGGAAGATTTCCCCTATGTCTTTGATACCACCCGGGCAGATCGGATTATCCGGTGGTTTGGGCAGTGTATCCAGACCCGGGGGGTGGAGCATGGCCAGCCCATCCAACTCCAGCCTTGGCAGGTGTTTGACCTGGGCTGCACCTATGGTTGGGTCCATAAGGAGGACGGGGCCCGGCGGTTTAAGCGGACCTACAACAAGCGGGCCCGAGGAAATTTTAAGTCCACGGAAAAATCCGGGCAGGCCCTTTATCACATGTGCGGGGACGTGATGTACCCACCCTATCAACCGGAAGCGGCAGTTTTTGAGATGGAGCCGGAAATTGATTGTGCCGCCGTGGACCGGGGGCAGGCCATGCGGGTCTTTGGAGATGCCAAAAAAATTGCCCAGGCCAGCCCGAACATTGCCAAACGGCTTATCATCCCCCGATCCAACCCGGTGGTTCACAAGACCCGAGGAGGGTATATGCGGGCCCTGTCCAAGGACACCAAGAACAAGGACTCCGGCGCGCCCAGCTATTTTGTGGTGGACGAATACCATGCCCACCCCACCTCAGAGATCTATGAGATCGGTGTGGACTCTTTCGGCAAGCGGCCCCAGTCCCTTTTGGATGTGATTACCACCGCGGGCGACGACGCCCAGAGCAAACCTTGCTATACGGAAGAGACCTATGCCAAGCAAATCTTGGATGGGGACCGTCGGGATGAAACCTATTTTGTCATGATCCGGGAGCTCCCGGTGGGAGAGGACCCTCATAACAAGTCCCTATGGTTGTGGGCGAATCCGTGTCTGCGGTATCCGAACCAATACAGCAAGTATCTTCTGGACCAAATCGAAGCGGAACATACCGCGGCGTATGGGTCCAATGACCCACACAAAATTCGGAAGTTCCTCACCCGCCGGATGTGTCAGTGGCAGACCGGAAGCGTCAACCGCTATTTGGATGAACACTGCATGAAGCTGGCCCGGGAGGCCATGATCCCCCGGGAGGCATTTGCTGAACTGACGGACGGGCTGGCCTGCTGGTGCGGGTTTGACCTGGGAAAGCGGATCGACCTGTCCGGGGTGGCTGCCGTGTTCCTGCTGGAGGATGGCCGGGTGGCCGTTAAGGCCCATGGATTCATGCCAGAAAATGGGGCGCAGCGGCACGAGCAAAGCGACCGAGTCCCCTATCTCTCCTGGGCCAAGGCGGGGTATTGCACCCTTACCCCAGGGGATGTGACGGACAACGGCTATGTGGACAACTGGATCAGCCAGGGGGAGGAGGCCCACGATTGGGAGGTCCTGGAGGTGGACTATGACGGGCACAACGCCACAGATTTGGCCATCCGTCTCTGCGAGGAACGGAACAATGAGGACTTTTGCGTGGAAATTTCCCAGACCTGTGCCGGACAAAACCTGGCGGTAAAGACGTTCCGGGAATTGCTGCTGCAAGGGCTTATTGTTCTGGAGGAATCCCCCCTTCTGCTTTGGTGCCTGGCCAATGCCATTGAGGTCCAGAACAACTATGGAGATATCAAACTCTCTAAGAAACACAAAGACGACACCGAGCGGATTGACCCCGTGGCCGCAGCTATGAACGCCCTGGCCCGGGCGCTGGTCCAACGGGACAAGCATGACCTGTCCGCTGCTCTGGCCAGCGGTACATTTACCCTTTGATTCGGCCTTCTCCCGGGTGGTTACGGTACCCACCCCCATGAGATTCCTCCCTTTTTTGGTATGCCTGGGGCCGGGCT